TTCTATAAGCAGAGAATCGAAACTCTTGAAGAAAAGGTGGAGGCACTAAAGGATAACGTAGCAAACTTGAAGGCACATAACGGTAATGACTATTAAAATAATGTTTGTTCTTATGCTATTCCTTAATGGTAACGTCATAGAGTTCATGGGTCATCATGAGAATGAGCAAGGAGAATGGGTAGAGATGGGAGTACCGGGATGCCTTGCTATGAAGAGAACCTTGAGTCGCAATGGATGGAAGGACAACGCTGATACAAACACTAGATATGCCTGCGAAAAACATGAAGTTGCGGTAGAAGATAACTGGGAAGGCAGAGAAGTTGTAAGGAAAATTTTGGATTAACAACAATGGAGAAATCAAATGGAAGGATTCAAAAAGTTGTGGGACGAAGTAAGGTCAAAGCCGTGGATATGGGGCGTAATAATTCTCATTATTGTAATCGGTGGATTCTTCGGGGGCTAATCATTACATGTTTATTGAGCATGACGGGATGCGGGACTCTGAAGAGCAGCCTGATAACTGGAGCGGCAACGAGCGGAGTTGTAGCTGCGACCTCTGTCTTTCCGGGTGGTGTGATTGCACCAGTGGTAGCAGGGGGAGTGACGGCTGCGACTGCCTCTGCTTTGAGTGCGGAAAAGCCCGGTAAAGCGGCCAATATAACCGCAGACAAAGTAGTCAACAAAGCGCCTGATAATTTTTGGACATTGTTAGGCAAATTGATCTCAATGGGCGGTTGGGCATTAATATTGATAGTGTTAGTTCCAATGATCTTCTCTTGGCTGATGCCGGGACCTATTCAATTCAAAGGCAAAAAGAAAAATGGCTCGTAGTTATAAGTTAGAGAACGAAAGATATGGCTCGAAGCCTGAGCAAAAGAAAAGAAGGGCGGCTCGTAATACAGCAAGACGAAGAGCGATAAAATCAGGGCTTGTAAAGAAGGGTAGCAAAAAGGATATTCATCATAAAGATGGAAATCCAAAAAACAATGCAAGAAGTAATTTGACGGTTGTGAGTAGAGGTGGTAATAGAAATCAAAGTCCGGGAAGACCGAAGGGTAAGAAGGACAGAGCGCAAAGGAGGCCTCGTGGCAGCAAAGTCTAAGTTTCCCACTTTATGGGATTTAAAA